GGTGGAACCCGGCGGTGTTCGTGGTTGCAGACGCGTTGATCTTGTCCATGAGCGTCGGCCAGATGGCGCGGAACTCTTTCTCGGAGTAGTTGCCGTTGGCAAGCAGCTCGAGGTTTGCGTTCTCGGTCTCAGACAGGGTCTGCGACAAACCAGCTTGGTTGCGAAGCATTGCGTTGGCAAATGCCTTGACCTTGGCACGGTTCTCCACGCCCTTTGCAGGCAGCAAAACACCTGGTAGCTTCGACTCGTAGCCGATGCCTGGAATTGCGGTCTTCCCGTACGTGTCCAGCATGTCTTGCACAGTCTGGGCAGTCTGCAGCATAGGCGCAAGCGTTTTGGACGCGGCGCTCAAGTGCTCAACCTGCTTGTCGATCTTGTCCTCACGACGCTCGGCAGTTCGTGCGTCTTGTGCTGTGCGTGCTGCACCGATCCGGGACTCTGCCGTCGTACGTTGGGTTTCAGCCGCCAGACGATGCCACTCGTTCTGGGCTTCGAGCATTTGGCGCTTGAACTCCAGCTGCTGTTGCGCATCGTAGCGACGATCCTCGCTCTTGGTCTGGAATTCCAGGACTTTCTGCGCCAGCGTTGCTTGCAGGTTCTCGCGCTTGGCCTGTTGCTCATCTTCACGCTTGGCTTCTTCCGCCATGCCCTGGTTCCACACAATGGCTTCTTTGGCGGTCTTCGGATTCGCCATGCCGGCGATCGTGGCTTTTAGGCGCACAGCTGCTGGCACTGGTTGATACGGCACCGCGGGGGAGCCAGCCGTGGCATCTTGCTGCGGCTCATCCCGAACACCAAAGGGCGTTGCCCCTTGACCAGGCACGGCAGCCTGCGCCGCGATGGCCTGCGGCAAAGAACTGCGCCATTGGTTGGCAGCTTGACTTTGTTGATTTGCCAGGTCAGTCTCAGCTTTGTTGGCTTCGGCGTCCTGCATACCCACATTGAGGTTGCCCATCAGACCACTGAGGTACTGCGTCCAGTGCGGCGCAACGTAATGACCAGAGATCATCTGGCCCTGCGGTTGCGCCTGCTGTGCAGCTTGCTTGCGGAGGAAGTCCGCCACAGCCCGCGCGCGAGTAGCCGCCGCAGTTTGTGCGTCGAAGTCAGGCAAAGCCTGATTGGGATCAAAGATTTCAGGCATGGTAGATCCTTACTTCATGAGCCCGCCAAGGAACCCGCCGGCCTTGGCACCGACTGGCCCGCCGAGTACCGACCCAGCAAGACCCATCAGACCAGACATCATGCCGCCAGACGCCGCATTCTTGGCATTGACTGCCGCGAGCTGATTCTGGTAGTTGCTGTTTGTAGCACCAAGAATGTCTGCACCAGGCGTGTATCCAGCCCCCATGAACGAAGGCATGGTGGGATCAGCTGGGGTTTGGCCCTGGAGCTTCATCAGCTGGTCGTAGGGGTCATCACGCAGCATCTTCTGCTCGGCAATGCCTTGCTGGCGCAATTGACCATTCAACTGTGCCATGGCGCCCTGCTCGCCGAACTCCTGCCCGCGCAGAGCTGCGAGCAACTGTTGAAGCTGCATGTTTTGGCCGAAGCCCATCTCAGCACCAGCCACGTTTTCCTGGAAGCCTTGGCCGCGTTGAGAATCTGCGCGATCTGACATGCCAAACTGGCGGTTGATCTCTTGCTGGTTCGCAGACAGCCCGCGGTTGAAAATGTCGCCATAGGCCGTCATGCCAGCCAGCAAAGCCTGCTGGTTCGCATCGGTATCGCCCATGTCCAAACGGCGGAGGGCACGCTGGTAGGCTTCCGAATTGGCGCTCAGACCTTGGTTCTGCAGCCGCTGCAGTTCCGAGTCGCGCTGCTGCTGGCGAAGCGGTGCCATCCGCCCCATCATGGCATCAGACACCTCTTGCACCGCACCGAAACCAGGATCGAGCTTGTTCAGGCCAGACCAATCGGTCTTCCCAAAATCGCCGATGCCTTCCTTCAGAGACCCTGCAGAAGTCATGCTACTCTGTAATGCACTCGGGTCCACTTGCGTGAGCTTGGACATGTCGTACCCGGTCAATGCGGGGAGACTACTCAAGTCCAACGATTGACCTGCAGAGGCTTGCGCACGACCAAGCAGCCCTGCAGCAGTATCTGACAAGCCCTGGGCATTTGCCATCTGCTTGTTATACAAATCCTGGTTGCCCGCACTGTACGACTCCTTCTGTGACCATTGTCCGGTGACAGGGTCTTTAGTCCACTGAATGGAGTTACCTTGCGCGTCGACCTGATTGGGCCGGTTCGCAAGGGTTTGCGCGTCCAAGTTTGCGGCGTTACCAGCTGCAGTCTCCTTAGCTGCGCCTACGAGGTCAGGTGCGGGTGGCGGTGCTGCTTTCTTGCCCATTTCGATTCTCCAGTTAGGTATCGACACTCCCAGGACCGCATAGTAAACACTATGAGCGAACCACTCGGGTGGGCGCCAGCTATGACATGCTCTACCTTGAAACCAAGGTGCTTATTGAACTTTATGAGGGGGAGATTACCCACATCAACAAGACCAATAAGTACTTTGGCTTTACAATCTCTAAATACATAATTGAAGACGTGCCATAGAAAATCGCGTGTAACCCAATTACCTTCGCCCGCCACGTGAATTTGCATGCTCGCGCCATTCCAATTATCAAACCCCACAACTCCTTTAATCTGGGTCCCTTCCACGTTACCAATACACCGGATGACACCAGCATCTTGAATTTCGGCTCTTGTGCAGAGCCAGTCGGACAAGCGTTGCTGGTTCTCCGTAGTTATCACAAAATCGTTCCAACTTTGTAGCTGTAATCCGTGCTGATCCACAGCACATCTGCACGACTCGAGATGGTCATCGTCAAAGCCGCTGCCACGCCAATACCATTTGCTTGGTACCAGTCCCGCTGAGAAGCACCAGTCAACGGAGTACCTGGCCCGCCAGGACCACTACCTCCGCCCGCACCCCAAAGGCAGTTGTTCCAAGTCGTGACGTCCCACTTGCCTGCAGGGAGGTCTGCTTGCGGCACTGCATTTGGCACTCCGTTCACTGTACGAGAGAAGTCATACAAGATCGAAGTATTGATGGCGATGGGCTCGGACGTAATCAGGTTAGGCCGGTACATGCCAATCTGCTTCTGGAGTGCGGGGGCACCAAAGAAGCTATAGGCTTGCTGAACCGTAGCCGAGATATTGGCACCGCCCGTGTCATCAAGCAAGACACCATCTGCATTGCCATACCAAAACTCAAGTACCTTACCGTCTTTGTCCCCGAACATAGGGGCGAGACCATACTGACCCCAGCATACTGCATTCAAACCTGTGAACGTGGCCCAGGGCTGCGTAGTTGTAACTTGGTTCGACACCAACTGACGGTTGCCCTGCGTCGTGGGGTTCGGCAGGTTGAACAGAAGCTGGTTGATCGGTGGGTAATAGATCAGCTGCCAACCATACTCATAGGTATACTGAGTAGTCAGTGCTGCAACCAACCACTGAATGTCGCTGGTAGCAACCGCTTCCTCAGACTGGTTGATCTTGGTCGAAGACAGCAGCGACGCCATAGAGACCACGCCGCGCTGCGACAAGATCATTAGGTCGGCCCCCACTTTAGCGTAGGAACGGTAGCTCAGAGGTGCACCTACAAAGTATACGCCAACCTGAGTCCACTTCGTGTCATCGTTGGGGTCAGTGCCACTATAGACAACTGCCTCGCCATTGGACGAAACTGCCACAAGGTGATCTTCTGCGCCATTGCCATCATCAATGGTCCATGTAGACAAGAAACGCAGATACCCACCCCGCTTGAATTGGGGGCCAAAATCAAATGAGACCAACGTGCCAGTGATCGCACCAACTGGAAGATACCAGCCTTTGGTGGTGTCTTTTTCCACTGCCCAGAGGCGCCCCTGGTGGGAAGTCAGCTGGATCGCTTTGATCGGGTCCAGGCCAGCCCAGGTATTAGCAGCCGTGCCATCGCCAGCAACAATGCGGTGAACCCCGCTCTGCTGGAACAGAATAGCAGCATCAGACCCGTTGACCGCGATCAAATGCGCCCCTGCATCATTACTCATGACAAGGGTTTGCCACCGAGCGGCATTCGGTTGGGTGAACCCCGTCAGAAGGGGGACACCAGCCACGCCACGGGTGGAGACATCAAACATACTACCATTTGCCCATGCAAAAAGCATCTGAGCCCCAGTAGGGCTCGGCCAAGTAGCAAGCGTTTCAACAGGTCCACCAAGCCCTGTGGCCCACTCGCGGTAACCACGCCGGATGGACACGCCATACGGCTGTGGCCACCAGTTATTCAGGGCAACAGCATCCGTCTCAGGCATGGTGACAAGAGACGCGGCTGCGTTGATACCACCAATAGGAGCCGGTACAGTTGTGACCCTGTTCTGGGCCGGTCGAGCGGGTTGCATCCAAGACATTACGGCTGCCCCACGTTCCAAGAACCATCAGGCACGCTCCATGGGCCAATATACTGGCTCATGGGCCGTGGTGCCAACGACAAGATAGGCGCGCCGGTGTCTTTACCCGTAAGTGAGTTGAAAACACGCATGAAGTCGCCCTGAACCCCAGTGGTATCAAAACCCTTGAGCTCATAGAACTTGTATTTGATGTACTTCACCACCAGCCACGGGTTGTAGCAGACCTGGTCACCATCAGCGACAACCATCGTGGCATCTGGCGTGTCATCAGGCGTGCTGGTCGTGCTCACCCAATTCTTGGTGATGTACTCCATGGAAATCTTGTACTCAGTGGGCGTGTTCTCAACGCCTGGCACTGGCCAAAGATGGAATTTGCCATCGTAGATACGATAGCGCATGCGGGGAGCTGTCGCCAGCAAACCGCCTTTGAGCCATGCCCATTCCTGGGCCGTCTTCGGACCAATCAAAGGCCAGTGGTTGCCGCGATCCCATTGCGTTTGGTCGAGTGCGTAGTCCCAGTCATTGGGCAGCGCGTACTCACCAACATTGTTAACCGTGACAAAAGCCCATTCCTTGCGGAACTGCGCCCACGGGTAATAAAGCCCAAGCTCGTTCCCCGCGGAGTTCAACATTGACAGGAGTTGCGTAGCCTGGACATTGGTCGTGCCGACAAGCGTGGTCAATTGCGGGAGGCCGAGCTCCCCCGCAACTTGGTTGACAATACCCAGTGCTGACCAATATCCAGCTGCCATGATGGCTCCTTACTTGGCGGCAGACTTCGCCGCGTTGTTCGCCTTCTGCACTGCCATGATCTGGTCGATCTGGCTCTGCAGGGCTCTGATCTGCTCGTCACGCTTGTCCAGCTCGGCTTGCATCTGGATCAGCGGGGCATTGCCCTTGGCCGCTTCCAGGTAGGTCTCGGCACGCTGCTTCAGGGAGTGGAATCCCATGAACGAGTGGGCTTGCGCATCCGAGATGCCGGCCAGTTGTTCCACCGTGTGGACGTTCACTGCCTTCAGGTCTGCAAGCTGCGCCGCAGTCAACCAGGTCAGTTCAGTCAGGGGCGTACCGCTGCCGATCTGTTCCTTGTTGTTCTTGAACTGGGCCCACTGACGAGGGAAGCGATACTGGTAGTCCGGGGTAGCACGTGCCACAACCGAGTCACGTTGGCCGGGGATGATGATCTTCACCATTTCCACGTCATCGTGGATGGGACGACCCGCCGCGGCCGACTTCTCGTCGTTCAGGATGGCGCCGTTGTAGAAGACGACAAACAGCTTGCTGTCGCCATCGTTTTCACGGCCTTGCTCGAAGTCCAGCACATTGGATTCAAAAACAGGGGTCACTTGGAGGTCCTTTCAGTTGGTGCAGTTTCTGCGGGGTTTTCCGGCTTGGCAGCCGGATGTTTTGAGTCACGCGTGGCATCTGTTTCCATGCACAACCCAATACAGGTAAGGGTGCGCATACTCATCTTGACTCCACCCCCGGCGCAACCCGCCAGAAGTGCAAGAATCAAGCTGCTAGGGCGCAGGTACCTTTTCATTACAGCGCCTTGGTGAGTTCTTCGTACCAGTACTGATCCGCAGCCTGGTCGTACAAG